GGCATGCGCGTGCGGCTGGAGGGCGGGACGGTGGCGGCGTTTGAGGGGCAGGAATTTGAAGTGGCGGCAGCGCCCAACGTGAACAGCTTTACCGTAACGGTGCCTAGCGGCACGGCCTCCGACGCGACGATTATCGGACGTAAGGTGCGGCGGACGAAGGCGCCTCTCTATTGGGATGGCAACCCGCAGGGTGCTTTCGTCAAGGCGACGGCGGGCATTCCGGCGGAAGGGCCAACCTATCGCACCATGCGCTCAGTCGGCTGGGCAACGTATGCCAACGGCCGACTCGTCCTTCCGGACGGCCGGGACAGCGTGATGCTTTCCGATGTCATGAACCCGGATCTGTATGATCCTTTCTTCCAGTCGTTTCGGGCGAACCAAGGAAGCAACGACTACATCGTGGCGGTGCATCCGTGGGTGGAGGGTTCGTTCTTGGTCTTCATGCGCAACTCGATCTGGTTGGCAACAGTAAATCAGTTCGCCTCGACGGATGGCGGTTCGTTTGCCGTGGACTCGCCGGTATCGAAGCTGGAGCTGCTGACGGATGAAATTGGTTGCAGCGCCCGGCAGTCCATCGCCACGGCGGGACAGTTTGTCTATTTCCTGAGCGACGCCGGCGTCTACCGGCTCGACGCTCGGCTGGATCTGAAACTGCGGGGCGACACCAAGCCGTTGTCGGACCCGATCACCGACCAGATTGGGCGCATCGTGAAGGATGGGGCAGCGGACGCCGTTGGCATCTGGCACGACAATCGTTACTGGCTGGCGGCACCGGTCGATGGGGCGGATATCAACAACGCCCTCTTTATCTACTCGGCGCTCAATGACCAGTGGGAGACGGTGGATTATTACGGCTTCGGTTTGGACAACTTGTTGGTGAGCGGCCAGTCCACCGACCGTCGCCTGTATGCGGCGAGCCGGGCGGGCAAATTGTTTCTCATGGAGGATCTGGAGCGGGGCGACGATCCGCCGGACAGCACGTTGCGCGAGGAATTTTTCACTGCCGTGACCGGCCGCATCCGCACGCGGCGGTATGGCTTCGGCAGCATGCACACCAAGCGGTTCGTCCGGTCGATGGCCGATGTGGTCTTACCAGATACCGGCTCCATCACCGTGAAAGCCTACATGGTCAACCCGGATGCTGAGATCACGCTGGTGCCGGGGCAGACGAATACCTCGGGGCTGGCCGAAGACTATACTCTGAAGCAACCGATCAGGCAGAAAGCGCACTACGCCGAACTTGAATTTCTCACCACGGCCAACCGGCCGGAAATCCGCAACGTCTCGATTGAAGCAACCGCCGAAGGTTCGCCGCAGACCGAGACCAGAAACGTCGCTTAAAAATTATGGCTCAACTTACAAAAGGACAAACCTTCGCCGGAGCCGAGACGGTCACGGCGACCAAGCTCAACAACCTCGTCGATAACGCGACCATCGCCAATATCGTCAATGCTGACATCTCAGCCTCGGCGGCCATCGCCCTGGTAGACGGCACCATCGTAGACGCGGACGTGTCTGCCTCGGCCGCCATTGCCCTGAGCAAACTGGCCACAGGCGCCTTGCCCACGGCGATCACGGTGGCCTCGGCAAACTTGGTGGACGGCACCATCGTCAATGCGGACGTGTCCGCCTCGGCGGCCATCGCCGGGACTAAGATCGCGCCGGACTTCGGCAGCCAGAACATTGTGACGACCGGCACGCTGGGCGCGGGGGCAACCACGCTCTCGGCCGCGCTGACGTTGGGTAACAACAACATCGTTTCTGGCACCGGCGCCGGCACCAAGATCGGCACGTCCGCCAGCCAGAAACTGGGATTCTTTGACAAAACGCCGGTCGTCCAGCCGGCCGCAGCCAACCAAGCGGCGCTGACCAACAGCACCGGCGGCACGGCAGACGGCACGCTGGCGGCGGTGAGCGGCACCGGCGACGACGCGGATATCAATAACAACTTCACCGAGCTGCACGTCCTGCTGAACGAAATCCGCACGGCGCTGGTCAACCTCGGACTCATCAAGGGAGCAGCATAATATGGCGACAATCAACATCACACAGGGCTA